AGCTTCCTCTAAACCAAGGGTAGGAGTCCAAATCTCCATAAAATACTCCTCATCGGTCAATTTTTGGACATGGTTACCTTCGCTCCAGCCGCATTTAGGGCAAATCATTACATTCTCCTTATTAAATCGGGTACTTGGTCGTATTCTTCGGGTCTTAAAGCAACTACAGAGTCATACCAGCGCCCGTTTTTCCAGCGCCAGCAGACAAATTCAGCTTTAGGTAGCAAAACTATGGTTTTTATGCCAAGTGCGCCTGCTAAATGAGCAGTTCCAGTATCCACAGTCACTATGCCCTTACAGGCTTTCATGTGTTTAGCGGTGGTATTCCAATCTTGTTGCCAACCGTCATTAGGTAAGGGCAAGAAATTGCCGCTACTTTCAGGATTAAAGCTATAACAATCATCTCCGATTAATTCCGCTATCTGTTGGGGGTTTATTGACTTAATATAGTGCAGATTGCCCTTAGAAGCGTTCCAGTTAACTCCAATCTTTTTAGGTATATTGGTAGCCACTACATCAAAATAACCCTCTGAAGCCACGATTTTGCCCTTTGTAACGGGAAACAAGGTTTTAGCATAGGGCATGGCTAATGAGATGTAATGAGGTAGCGAAATGTTCCCTATCCAATAGTCCGAGGCTAGAACATCATCCCCTTCATTAGCATTAGTCAAAACATCAATACACTCCATTTGCCCAATAAGCCTAAGAACCGATTGATGGGCTAAGAATGTAACCTTTTTAGCGCCTAGGACTTTAAGGGCAGGCAAGAACCTAGCGTATTGGAATATATCCCCAAATCCTTGCTCGGCTTGGATTACGATAGACTTACCTAGTAAAGACTCGCCCCGCCAAGGGGATATGCCTTTAGGTTTTTGAGTATAAGCATCCATTAAATTACTTTGAACTTCAGGATGCCAACGATACTCAAATAAACGAAAACCAGCTTCATAACGCCCTGCGTGTAGGTGTTCGTAAGCTAGTTTGTATTCTTGGTGCGGATTTACAATAGTAATAAGATGGCTTCCTCATCGTCTAATTCTGCCTGGCGCTTTGTTTCTAAAACCGCTAACTCTTGTTCCAACTTTTGTTTAGCTTGTCTTATTAACACCGCATCAAACAAATCTTGTTTTTGTCGTTCAAGATTAGCGATGAGAGCATCATAATTGGTTACTTCTGACGGTGTATCTTCGCTAACCTGTTGATTTGATTTTACTTTGTTTTTGCTAAGTCTGCGAGCTTTTGACTCTGGGTCTACTAAATCCCGAATAGTTTGCTTGCGTAATTCTTGCTCAGTCTTAAAAGCTAAAAGGCGATTTTGTTCAGCCTTTAAGCGTTTTTTCTCTAATTTCTTATAGTGATTCCATTCTTCTTTAGTCCATCCATCACCACCTGTTTGACCAGTTGGTGTGGGTGTTATAACTATTTGAAATGCGTTGTTTTGAAACGCATTGACTTGAAATGCTGTAGCCATTACACAACAGAAGTATTTTCAGGCACTTCCCAAGTCCAAGTTGTTTCGTTTAGCGTTGCATCATCCGTAGGCTTTGGTGCGTAGAAAACATCGTTAGCTTGGTCGTATGTATAACCAATACCAGCGTAGTTACCACGCAATGGTCTGCCTTCAGGATGCTGATTTCCTTGAGTGTTATAAGATGTTTGAATCCAAGCGCCAGGGCTAGAATCAACAAATGTGTTAAAAAACTCGGCATCAGCCACAATAACTTGTGTAACTTTGCCGTCTACTACTTTTGCGTAATGTGACATTTAATGCTCCTTTTAAGCTGTATATGTACTACTAGTTGTAAATGTATGTATGCTGTTGCCGCCAACTGATGTATAAGTGCCACCTGTGCCTCTTTGTGCGCCTGCATAAGAAATAATTACTATTCCTGAACCACCAGTTCCACCATTTCCTGAAGGATAAAGACCGCCTCCGCCACCACCGCCAGTATTAGCAGCACCAGAAGTTGCATTTGTTGCTGCTGCATTACCGCCATTACCACCGCCTCCAGCACCACCAACACCAAGAGTAGTACCGCCATATCCACCACCGCCTACAGCATATGTAACGCTAGAACCACTTATGGAAGAAGCTGTGCCTGCGCCACCAGTACCACCCACATTTGAAGAAGGTGAACCTCCTACCGCACTTGCACCACCACCTGCACCTGCCGCACCAGTTGTGCCTACAGAACCAGCGTAACCTTGCCCTGAAGAGCCACTTCCTGCTGTAGTAGCACCAAAAGAACCACCGCCTCCAGAACCACCATTACTTCCTGCTACAGCAGTTCCATTAGTACCACCACCCCCACCGCCAGTTGATGTTATAACAGTATTAATTACAGAATTTGAACCGTTTGTACCAGCAACAGATACCGTTGTTGCGCCTGCACCGCCAGCACCAACAGTAACTGTATAGGCAGTTCCAGTTGTTAAAGTAGCTGTGCTTGTTTGGTAACCTCCAGCACCGCCTCCGCCACCACCTTGAAATCCTCCACCTCCACCTCCAGCAACCACTAAATAAGTTGTTGAATATGTTTGAGAAGTAATTTGAATCCAAGCTAAACCTGAATAAATTTCAGTTTGACTCAATGTGGTGTTATATCTAACTTGTCCAGCTACAGGACTTGCTGGTCTTTGTGCTGTAGTACCTGTAGGCACAGTTAAAGCACCTGTTGTAGCACTAGCATCAATAATTCCAGTAACAGCAGTAATAGCTAAATTACCAGTAGTATCAGCACTCATATTAAGTGCTGTGCCTGATGTAGTTCCTGCGGATATAGTAGATGCCATTATTTACTCTTAGGATATTTGTCTTTTACGGCTTGAATTTGGGCTTTCCAAGCATCCAAACCGTCATGAAAAATAGTATCAAATTGGTCTGCAAAAGATGGGTATGCCATAGCTCTTTGTGAAATATAAGCAGTTTTAGCCGCTTTTTTTTCAACAGCAGTTACATCATAAACAACAAGATTTTCATCAACATCAAATGCTTCATCACCACGAATGGCAACTACATTAGGATAAAGAGAATAAATAGCTTCGTGGTTCATCCTGCAATCTCCATAACTGTAATAGTAGAAGCGTAATATCCAAAATCCACATTTGTTGTAGTGCTATTTTGATAATTTATATAAACTGTTCCACCGCTACCTGTTCTAGCATATATAGCGTAAGTAGTAGCAGAAGTAGTTGCAGGACTATCTAAATAATTTACTACGATTGGTAATTCCAAATAAGGTACTGCGCCATATCCAATAGAACCACCAGAAGCTATAGTTGTGCCACCTGAAGCACCATTTAATTGGGCATTAGATTGTGATGAAGAACCAACAGCACCGCTTAATACAGACGCATTTTTAAATAATGCTCCATAAAACCCTTGTTGCCCTGGGTTCATTGCATTTAAATGTCCAATAATTAAAATTTTGCTAGTGCTAAATTTAGGTGTAATTGATACAGAAAGTCCAGTTGCAGTATATGTGCTAGAAGCAATACTTGTATAAGTGTTTAAAGTTGAACTAACAACTTGTAATACAGTTCCAGTAGATGCTGTAGTCAAAATAGTGCCTGTTGCGGCTGGCAAAGTAAGCGTATTAGTTCCTGCTACAGCAGGGGCAGCTATAGTAATAGCGCCTGAAGTATCTCCTGATACGACAATAGAACTCATAAGACCACCCACCGACTACCCGAAGGTACGGTTATTGAAGTGCTAGTTGCTACTGTAAATGGCCCTACACTCATAGCATTATCCCCTGTTGGTATTGTGTAACTTGTTGTATTAGTTGCTGCGTTTAATACTAATCCATTAGATGCTTGTATTGCGGGGACTGCCATTAGTCCCGTTGTAGAGTTAAATGTAAAGCCTGAATTAGCCCCAAATGCACCTGCATTATTATATTGGACTTGAGTGGTAGAGCCTGCTGGAGTTCCTGTTACTGTTAAATCTCCAGACCCTAATAAGGTACTTCCATTAATGGTTTTAATGTTAGTGCCGCTTACTAAAGTAGCTTGTTTACCGTTAAATGTAGTCCAATCGGTGCTAGTTAGGTAGCCACTCACGCTTGTTGTGGCGGCTGGCATAGCCAAATTAGGCGTAGCACCACCAGAACTTGTTATAGGTGCTGTAGCGCTTACTGAAGTAACTGTTCCGCTACCTTTATTATTAAATGTATTCCAATCGGTTGATGTCAGATAACCACTTACAGAAGTTGTTGCTGCAGCCATGCTAATAGCTGGAGTATTGCCCCCAGAACTAACAACTGGTGCTGTACCTGTAACGCTAGTAACCGTACCACCGCTAGATGGGCTTGTATTAGTAACTGTAAAGTTAGGGTAAGTACCAGTAACGCTAATTCCTGTGCCGTTAGTAAAAGCTACTGTTTGGTCAGGAGCAGTATTTGTAACCGTAACTGCACCAGTTGAACCGCTTACACTAATCCCTGTAGAAGCAGCCAATGAATTAACCACATTTGTAAGACTTGCGCCAGAACCTACAAAACTAGTGGCTGTAATTGTTGTGCCTGTAATGGCTTTAGGAGTTGTTGCCCCAATGGTTATATTGTCCATTGTGCCTACATAAGTAGGATTTATTTGAATTGAATTAACGCCAGTAGGGTTTATATGAACATGACCAGTACCAGTAGGGCTAATATCAATTTGTGCGTTTGTACCATTAATGTTGGTAGAAACATTGATTGAAGCATTATCGCCACCGCCTGCGCCCATGCTAATTTGGGTTGTTCCTGCGGAATTTTTAAGGGATAAACCGCCTGAATTTGATGCTTGAATTGTTGGCGTAGTTAGGCTTGTAGAAGCGTTTAAAGTTGTAAATTTACCTGTGCTTGTAGTTGTTGCGCCAATAGTTGTGCCATCAATAGCGCCACCTGTAATTGCTACGCTATTAGCATTTTGCGTAGACATTGTTCCAAAACCACTAATGTCTGTGTTGGTTAATACTACTGCGCCCGTGTAACCGTTTACTGAAGTTACGCTATCCGTATTGTCTATCTTTTGCCAGGCAGTACCGTTATACACAGCCCAATCGCCAATTTTCCAATCAGTAATGCCGTTTAAATTTGTTGAGCCAGCAACGCTTACAACATAATAATAACCCTTAGTACCCACACTAGAAGTAAGAGTAGGAGTATTAGTGCTTGCATCCCATGTTCCTTGATAACTTAAAGCGCCAATAACTGAGTCAGGAATTTGGCTAATCGGTACTTTGCCAGCAGAGTCAAGGGTAGCTACACCTAATGCTGCGCCAGCATCTTTAGTAGAAGCAGTCCCAAGGCCAGTAATGTCGGTGTTAGGAATTGTTGCAGAAGCGCTTAATGCTGTTGTGCCAGCGCCCTTAACATAGCCCGTTAGCGTACTAGCGCCTGTGCCGCCATTAGGTACAGTCAAAATACCAGTAATGTTAGAAGCTGGGATAGTTACACCGCTAATCGTGCCGCCAGTAATAGCGACTGCATTAGCATCTTGGGTAGCCATTGTTCCCACGCCTGAAAGGGTATGGGTAGCGTTCCAATCTGAAGGTCTGATTAGGCTTGTATCTGCATCATCAGGAATGGTACTGACTTTGGTATGGGTTACTGTTACAGCCATTAATGGACTCCCACTATTTTGCCATTCTCATCTCTAATTACTGTTTTAGGGCGATTTGCCTGTTCGTGTTGCTGTTGAAGCGTATTAATTAAAGCTGTCAATGTCTGGGTCATTTGGTCATTGCCTTGGGCGATTGTATTAGCAATCGGGGCTAATGGGTGTTCCATAGCTTGAGCCATATCTTGATTGTCGTTATACGCTTCCATGCCATCATCTACGCCAGCAGAAATACGAGCAGTTTCAATCTTAGCGCCATTGTTTACATAGGCAAGTAAGAGTGATGTGTTGCGCTCCATGTGCATCTTCATTTGGGCTAACTTAGCTTCCATCTCTCTATCGGCCTGATTTCTCTGAGTTTCCAGTTGGAATTTAAGGGTATTTTCTTGAGCTTGGTACTCTTGTTTAGCTTTCTCTAACTCATTCTGAGCCTGCATCTTCTGCATTTCTAACTGGGCAGCCATCTGCATCTGTTGAGTCTTAGCTTGGTTATCCATTTGAGCTTTCTGAATCTCAGGAGTTGGTGGCTTGGGTTGGCCTTCCATCTGTTTAGCAGATTCTCTAAACTTATCAGCAGTTTCGTCAATCATGCCTTCCATTTGTTTGCCAGCTTTAAACGCTGTTACGCCAAACTTAAGCATTTCCATGAGTAAAGGTGTGAGTTCAGGGGCAGTTTGACCAACAGGCAGAGCAGTCTGAATAAATCCACTAACTGCTTGCAAGAACGCCATTCTATCGGCTTTTTCTTGTTCTTCATCCTGATAAATCATGGAATCAGAGGTGACTTCAATCCTAAAGTTCTTGCTTGCTTCGTCTTTTAAGAGGGCTAATGCTTGAGGAATATGCTGTTTGTCAGCATCAGACAGTTGCATTGCACCGCTAATCTTGACGATTGTTTCGTCTGTATAGTGATTACAAATAATTTGCGCTTTAATTCTAAGTAGCTCAGTAGCAAAATCCACTACATTGTGCTGCATTGTCTTTAAGCGACCAGAAGCGTTGTTAGACTTAATAATCTGTGCGCCAAGGGTCTCATTAGGGTCTGATTGTCCACGCTGAATGTCGGCAATACCCATGATTTCGTAGATTTGCCCTTTAACTTGCTCCATTGCTTGATAAGCGGCTATCAAAGCAGTAGCAAATGGGGTAATGTCCACAAGGTCAATAGCGCCTCTCATGCCTTGTTTCTCGGCAAATGCTTGCCAGTTCTTAACAGGGATTAAGGTATTGTTTTCGCCTTCAGAGAATAAGCGGCTTAACTCGCTAGAACTAGCATCATAGACTCCACGCACTTTAAGGGCGTTAATTAGTCCATCAATACGGTCAGCCAAGGTATCAAGCTCTCTTGCTTGGTCTTGGTACATCGTAAAGTCAGGAATTGGGTCTAGGCTATCAGTCGTGATAGTCGAATAAAGTGGTTTTGGGCAGGGCCAAAAATTCTCTAACTGAAGTGGGTCATCTCTTTCGTCAAGGATTTTGCCGAGTGACTTAGAAATCCATAAGACTTTGCCTGTTTCTTTGTCCCAGATTTCATAGACTATGGCCTGTGATGGGCCTTCACCCATCTTTTCATTGTAGGTTCTAGAGGTGTCAGGCTTAGTATCCAATGGGATACGGTATCCTAAATCCTCACCAAAGCGCTCAACTAATGCAGGGCGATTCATATAAACCTTACGCCATACTGCGGTTACTTCTTCCCATGTCCTTGCTACAGTATGACCAAAATCACGCCAATGCACATAATCCACAGGAGCGCACTCGTATTCAATCCGTTCAGGAGCTTCGGCTGCTTCAGCGCCTGGCGTTTCTGATTCATCCGTATCCTCTGTAATCTGGTAACCATCGTCAGGTTCTCCATCAGCATTAAAATGTGGTTCATACCGTACCCAAGCCGTACCTCTACCACCTAATAGTCTGTCTAATACTGAGTTAGACATAGCGGCTTTATAGTCGCTGTAATGCTCTAATTCAAAATCTAAAGCTCTTTCCAGCATCATTGAGGCTACTCGACCTATTGGGTCGTTATCTCTAAACCTACGGCTTACATCAGGGCGTGGCAGTCTAGCAAAAATAGCTGGGGTAATGGTTTGAACATTAGACCAAAGGATATTAAAGCGAGCATTTGGGTTATTTTGATAACGGGTGTCATCTCTATAGCGTTTGACAATTCTTTCTGCCCGATTCTGCCAGTTTTTATATGTCCGTTCATAGGACAATATGCGGTTATACCAGTCCTCATATGAATGAGCTACTTCGCCAAGTTCTTCTGCCATTAAATTCTCCCACCTGTAGTCCTTTGTTTTTGTTTCCAAAGGTCATTAAGGCTAACATCTGTTTGACCGACAAATAAGCCCTTAATCGAGTCATCTTTCGAGGCAACTTTTTCTTCTTCCCGCCAGGCAATACTTAAATACCTAAAAGCATCGGCAGAGTGAGATGTCCAATCGTGCCTAGGTCTATCCCTAAACACTTTCTTATCTTCGTCATACTCTCGCTGATATTGCCTTAAACACTCTATGCCTTCCATGCACTTATCACCATCAAACCAAGCTCTTTGTAACGCCATGCGACTTGCTTGTATTCCGTCTTGAAGTGACAAATTTGGCACAATTTTCATCAATTCTAACGGAATTTTAACAGAAAGTTGCTCAATTATGGACTTTCCTCCACTAGCTAATGTTTTAGCTCTAGCATCGTGGGGCAAATAATGAGTGCCATATGTGTATCCAAATTCTTGTTCTTTAGCTTTGATTAGTCCTGTGTAATACGGAATGGTTTGCCCATTGCTTGAGTGGTAGTCTAAAACCCTGATCTCACCATGAATAACTTGAAACCACCAAATAGCTGTATCGTCTGAATAACCTAAGTCCCAAGCTGTAAATGTAGGGAACATGGAATCATGCTCAACTTGGGTAATATGGCCCATATCTTGCAATATACGCATTTCTACACCATAAATAGCGCCTTGTATCTCAGCTTCAAAGTCACATTCAAACTCAGCCCTGTATTGACCGCCTGTCATCATCTTGGCAGCATCTTTTAATTCATCTTCAGAAATAATGCCCGTTTGACTAGCTCTTAAAACTTTGACATACCAATCCTCATCAGCATTGTTAAATAAGTCATAAAACCCGTTATGGCCTTTTGGCGTACCAATAAATGTAGCCCAACCAAGGCGATCAGCAAGTAAAGGTCTTATGACTTCACCCCAAAGCCTAGGTTTCATATCAGCGTATTCGTCTAAAACTACGCCATCTAGGTAGTTACCCCTAAGCGCATCAGGATTATCAGCACCAAATAGCCTAATCTTAGCGCCTGTTATAAGCTCTACCCATAATTCTGATTGATTGGCTTGTTTTAAGAATGGGGTTGAATAGCGTTGTAAGTATGTCCAGGCTACGGACTTAGCTTGTGAATAATAAGGAGCTATATAAGCGTACTGGGCATTTGGCTTCTTTTCAGTCAACGCCCTAACTATTAGATCATTAATACAAGCAACGGTCTTACCGCACCTTCTGTGAGCTACTATTACTGCCCATCTTTGTTTACGATCATGGAAATCTCTAAATACGCTTCTAGGGCGATATAAGAGTTTTACCAACTTACTCATCTGCCCAGGCTATTCTAATGTCACCGCCATCTAGCCCTGAAACCTCATTAACCTGCGTTTCTTTCCATCTAGCCCTAGTTTTTAACCAAAATATAGCGGCAGCAGTATTACCTTTTTTGGCTTGACTAAACAATGTACCAGCTATAGCAGCATTGGCATCTATACGCCCTTCGTCTAATTCATCTTGATAATACTTAACCAGCGTATCAGCGCTAATTTTAAGCCTTGTGGCTATATCTTCATGCGGTACGCCAAGCGCAGACAGCCTTTTAACCGTATCTTGGCTATCTTTTGTGGGTTTATGTGATGGTCTACCTTTTTCTGCCATTTTTATAACTCCGATAAAACGGCTTTTTTGCCTGTGAAATCTTCCCATCGTTTAACTATGACATCGCAATATTTAGGGTCTAATTCCATTAAATACGATTTTCTGCCTATTTTTTCAGCAGCAATCATTGTAGAGCCTGAACCACCAAATAGGTCTAAAACAACATCACCGCCTTTGCTACTGTTATTTAATGCTTTTTCAATTAGTTCTACAGGTTTTTGGGTAGGATGAACATATTTTGATGTTGCGCCTCTACTCATATACCATACATCAGATTGAGATTTATCTCCGTACCAAGCACCACCTTTACAATAAAATATAAATTCATGCTGTGGTCGATAATTTGAATTACCCAAACCAATTGATTTTTTATCCCAAACAATACAAGCAGCTACTTTGTGGCCACAATTTTCTAGGGCTTTTTCAAACTCACTATAAGTTCGCCAAGGAAAACAAACATAAGTAGCACTTCCTGATTTAGACACAATTAAAGCAGTAGCTAAAGATTCTTCTACCAATGCAATTAAATCATTGCCTGTTTTATTATCTCCCATAATTGGCCCATGAGCTTTCACAAGCGCTCCTTTTGGGGTCGAACCTGCGAGCGCCCCCCCCCCGTAACTCATGCCATAAGGAGGGTCTGTAAATACCATATCAGCCTTTTGCCCATCCATTAACTTTTCAACAGCATCAATACTGGTGCTATTGCCGCACATTAGCCTGTGGTTGCCTAATATGTAGATGTCCCCTAGCTTTGTTTTAGGCTCATTTGGGAGTTCTGGAACAAAATCTTCATCTGTTAGCCCATCAGTTTCCACTGCAGGGTTTAACAGCGCATCTAATTCATCTTTATCAAATCCAAGAATTTCTAAGGCAAACTCATTTTTTAGCAATTCATTTAGCTCAATAGTTAACATAGTGTTATCCCACCCAGCATTTAAAGCTAATCTATTGTCTGCAATGATGTAAGCCTGTTTTTGAGCTTTTGAGAGGGTTTTTAGCTCTATTACGGGTACTTTAGCCATACCTAGCTTTCGTGCCGCCATAAGCCTGCCATGCCCCGCTATAATGCCTTTATCGCCATCTACCAATATTGGGTTAGTCCACCCAAATTCTTTAATACTGGCGGCAATTTGAGCTATTTGAGCATCATCGTGCGTTCTTGAGTTTTTAGCGTAAGGTATTAACGCTGTTACTTCCACTTCTTTTATTTGCATATATAACCAAGTGTTTGATATATAAGGCTTTTATTCTACTACATAAAACAGATTAAGCCATGTGTTTGTTGTAAGCTGATTCTATTGTGCCTCTACGCTTTTTTTCTGCTTCACGCTTTACTGAATAAGCAATAGCAACGGCCTGTTTCTGGGGTTTGCCAGCTTTCATCTCTGTGGCAATATTTTTGCTCATTGCTTCTTTTTTGCTTGATTTGACTAGCATGATTACCTCAAATATTTAAGTTTATAGATCGTAGAATCAATTAATTCAGCAATACTAGCCATAATGTTGATCAGGGCTTGTTCTTGCGGAAGGTCTTGGGCGGCTTCATCTACAAACTTTTTTAGGGATTCTAGGTAAGCCAAAGGTTCTTTGGGTTGATGGTAAACATTAGGAAACTGCTTGATTTGCTCATAACAGCCCATATATGCTTCAACATAGCTGTCTACAAAATCAACTATGCCTTCGTAATACTTTTGGAGCGCTTTATGCTCGCTAAATGAGTTTGTAGACCAATGAAAGAAATGGGTATTTGTCGCTGAGTGCAACAAAGTGGCAGCAAATAGGGCTACATTATTTTCCATAACATATTATAAATCAGAAATAGAGTTTAAGAGGTTTTTTACGCCTTCAATATCGTTAATTCTAGCAAGTGGGCCACCTTGCCAAGCAGCTATAAAAGTTAACTGATCTTTTGTGTAAAGTGCTTTTTCACTAGACTTTACCTCGACTAATAATGTATGTCCTCGCCAGGCAACCAAGAGATCGGGGATTCCCTTTCCAACTCTAGATAGGTCAAATACTTGAGCGCCCATTGCTCTAAAAGCATCCATAATCTTTCGTTGATTTTGGTCAGTCCGTTTAGCATATGCCATTTTGTCACTATTATGGGTTAAGATACGCTAACTTTACATCAAATAAGGTATTTATGCCTTTTAAATCAACCATTAGTGATAAAGAATTTATTCAGGTTTGGAAAAAATTAGGTAGTCCAACTCTTGTTGGTAAACATTTTGGTTTAAATGCTAGGTCTATGATTGCTAGACGGCAATCCATTGAATTGCGCCATAAGATTGAATTACCTACATTTAATTCTCAGCGAGATGAAAAAAAGGTAAAACTCAAGAAAATAGAACAAACCCCCCATAATGTTAGGCGAGGCATAGATGTAGACAAAGTAAAACGGGTCATAGTTTTTAGTGATGCCCATTTTACCGACACGACCACAACAGCGTTTAAAGCATTGCTTTTAATGATTAAAGAATTTAAGCCTCAAATTTTAATTTGCAATGGTGATGCTTTTGACGGGCAAATTCTTAGCCGTTTTCCATCCATAAATTATGACCAAAAGCCTTCTGTTTTAGACGAATTAAAGGCTTGTCAATATCATTTAGATGAAATAGTTAAACATAAGCCGCCAGGTTGTGAGCTTATTTGGACTCTTGGTAACCACGATATGCGCTATGAATCATGGCTTGTCAACAAAGTACCTCAATATAGCGGAGTTGATGGTTTTAGCCTTAAATATCATTTTCCTGAGTGGAAAACTTGCTGGTCATATTGGATTGGCGAGCATACTGTGGTTAAACACAGGTATAAAGGTGGCAGAATGGCAGGTTATAACAATCTGACTGCTGCTGGAAATACAAACATTATTACAGGTCATACCCATGTTCTTTGTGCAAGTCCTATAACCAATTATCAAGGCACTTATTGGGGCGTTCAAACAGGATGCTTGGCTAATCCATTAAGTTCTACTTTTGAATACACCGAGGATAGCCCTAAAGATTGGCGTTCAGGATTTGTAATGCTTTCATTTGACCAAGGCAGAATGTTAATGCCAGAGCTAATTATGGTTACTGATGAAGAAAACGGTGAGTTTGAGTTTCGGGGTTGTATAAACAAAGTATGAAATTAAGCCCTGAAATTATTCGACATTTATACGCTAGCTTGTATTGTTGTTATCCGTTTACTAAATGGAATTTACCTATACCGGAAGAAATAGATTTTCAAATAGTCCATGATCCCGATGTTTTAGGCACTTATATGTACGATACAGGCGCTGACTTTGAACATACCATTACTATTTCATCGGCTCGGTGCGGTCATTATTACACCATGTTAACAACGCTTTGCCATGAAGTAGCTCATATGAGTTTTTATCGGCAAAAAGGTGATAAATGGGCGCAACATGGTAAACCTATGCGAACTAGATGCAAAATGATTGCTCAAGAATTAGGACTTGATCCCTTGGAGTTGTAACCGTTCGGATACTATTTGAAGCAATCCTTCTTCGGTAATTTGGTATTTGCGCTCGAAAGCCTTGCGACCAAGGCCATGTATACCTGTATTACCTCGGTGATGTTCAGGACAGAGTCCGATGACAGGGGCATTAGTTCGTTTACCAGCTCGTCTAATATGATGTAATTCGGTAGGAGTATCTTCATAACCTAAATGCCAGCACAAAATACACCCTAGATCAGCTACCCGATTAAGGTGTTTTTTACCTTGCATCTAACCTTGCCTTAGAGAAATCCTCTAATTTTTGACAGACATCCACCAAATGAATACTAATGTCATAAGCGTTTTTGTCTTTGTTAAGGCTTGCAGCATTTAGATAAGTTTTGGTTAAGTTCTTGATATCTAAGACAAGTTCGCTATAGTCGGTCATTTGGTAAGCCTTTCAATGTTTCGGTTGGATGATTCTTGTGTGCGCCAAATTTCAACTCTTAATTTAGCGGATTCTAATTGCCATTTTAACGCTTCTGAAGCCTCTGTTGCTGCTCCAATACCCTTACATAAATCTTGGTATTCGGAACTAGCATACGCTTCCCTTTACTGTGCGCCACTAGTTTGCTCGCTTGACTTTTTCATCATTATGGCTTTCAAAGATGACTTGTAAACTTCAAGCTGGGCAAGTTCACCTTTGGCTTTAGCGTAGGCAGGCGCAGTCTTAAATATAAAGTTTATTGCTT